ATCTAAGAGGTTGGGCGCAGGCAGTGCCGACGGTATTGCTGCCAAACTTTGTTCCGATCTGGGCACAGGCTGCGTTGCTTGAGGGAGGCACTCCTTCGGAGAGGGCTGTTGGGGCAACGGCAGAATTCGTTGGCGGTCGCGGATATCCGTTAACAAGAACGCAGATGATGCAACAATACCACCAGCAGGATCCTGAATCGAGAGACACTCCGTGGGATGAGTTGCCCTGGAGTACACGACGACAATATGACAAACGGCTTACCGAGGAAACAGGTGACCCAGGCTACAGGGGTCCCAAGGGTCCATTAAAGCGGGAAATAGACCAAATTGAGCAAGCCCATATAGAAGCGATTGCGGAGATAGCGGAGAACTATCTCAGCGACGAACCGTTTTCACCAGGGCATAGCCCACGGTACGCCAAAGAGCTGATCGCTCAGGCCAAGGCTAATAAAAATAATGAACTACACGGACCCGGAGGCAAGTACCAAGAACTCTATGGCACCGATGAGCGAGAGGAGCCTGAGAAGAACACACTCGAACATGTTCGGTGGTCCTACTATCAGCTATACGCAAATGCAACTAACGCTCAGGGCGAGATAGACTGGGACGAGTTTGAGCCAAGCGAGATGGAGTTCTGGGCCGCCCTTAGTGAACAAGAATCTCTCTGGTTATTACAGAGTATCCATCTGACAGAGGGCGAGTATCATCCACGAGCTAAACAGTTAGCAGAGGCTACGAGATGGGTGAGTAAACTCAAGGTTGAAGTAGACGGGACAGATATTAACTATTGGAACATTAACAAGCATCCGAATGTAATTGCTAGACTTGAGGAGATGGTTCCCAGCCTAGAGCGGATCAAGATACTAGACTACATGAATGCGCCTAAGGCATTGAGAGATGATATGGAAGAGGGCCGAGAGGTTTACCGAATCCTAGCCCGTGCCAAGCGATTTCTGGAGGCTGCGCCCAGCAAGGCTAATCGGTATGCAGGAGGGTTAATTCATAACTATAAAGATGAGTTCCTAGAGAATGCACCGAGTGGATGGTTAAACACAATGGTAATGTACGGTTTTGATTTTAAAGGGCGCGACAAGATACTAGAGCGATATAGGGCAGCGCGTGACGATATGGGGCGACAGGAATTTAGAGAGATCTTTTATCTGCCACCATATCGCGAACAATATGAGACTATGATGCAGGCTATAGATCCGTCTGACCTGATGTTTGGTCCCTCAAAAGTCCCTGAAGAAGTAGGGGCGCGATAGCAAGTGTTGTGTCTAGTGATAGAATGGTGTATATATATAGAGGAAAAGGAGAATAGGTTATGGTAACGTCAACAATACCAGAGGAAGAGAATTCGCAGATAAGTTATCTGGATGAACCTGATGCAGATGTAGATGCAGGTTTGCCGCCATTGTCTGATGGTGACGCAGAAGATGCGCCAGCAGAGGCACCGGCAGAGGATACTCCTGCGAGTGATACCCCGGTAGAGGCACCTGCGGGAGAATTACAGGCTGCGCCTAGTGCGCCGCCAGAGTCACCGCAGCCTGGGCAGAAGGTGATGTCTCCGGAACAACAACAGCAACTCAATGAGTTACATCAAAGACGTTCTGCAGAAGAAGCACAGCGGTGGCGCGACCAGATAGGCCAGACAGCACGCAGCTATGAGCAAACTCTTACGCAGCAAGGCTACACCCCTGCGATGGCACGAGATCAGGCACGAAGATATGTGCAGCAGGAACAGAAGTTTAGGCAACAAGATGAAGAATCGGCTAATCTGCTGGGCTTCATCGAGGGCAGACAAATGGCTGCCATGCATTTTCTTGAGAAGGAAGGGTTAGCAGATAAGCAGATGATCGCAGATATGCGGGCGTTGCAACAGACTAACTCCCCTGCGGAAATGGAAAAGGAAGCAAAGCGCATAAAGCAGGAGCGTGAACTCCGGGCAGAGAATGCGCGGCTAAAGCAAGGACAGGTACCAGCGCAGGCATTTGACAATAGCCAAGGGTCAGCGCAGGCATCCGCGTCCAGTGATCAACGTCTAATGGATGCGTACATTAACGGTGATCGTTCCCAGGCGGCAATAGATGCCGTTAAGCGCGTCATGCAATGACGCTAATTAAGGAGGTGTCGTAATGGCACAGACAGCAACAACGGGTAATCTTGAGAATGCTCAAAGGATCATCATCTCGACTGCTCGTTACACAGAGGAGCATAATGCTCCAGCTATGAACCTGATTGAGCAATTCGCTCTGCCCAAGGGTTCAAAACAGGTCACTGTTCCCAAAGTGGGACAGATGGACATGACAGATCTCGTTGATGGTCAGGACATAATTGACGAGGAAGATATCGGAATGACAACTGTTGATCTCACAGCCGCTGAGGTTGGAGCCAAGATTGTCATAACCGACAAACTTGCCAGACAGAGCGCACAGAATGTGTTCTCTATCATAGGCAGGCAGCTTGGTGACGGCATGGCACGCAAGAAGGACAAGGATGTACTGGCTCTTTATAGTGGCTTCAGCACCGATATCGGTTCTGCTGGCCGCAGCATGAGCCTTGCAAACGTGTCCGCAACAGTTGCATACGCCAAGGGCAATAAGTTTGGATCACAGGTCTACATTGTTCAGCACCCATTTGCGGTGTGGGACATTGCCAACACTGCGGTGACGGCATCGACCACATATCCAGTACCTAATGGATGGTCGCAAGACCTACTTGGCAACTTCTTCAGCGGGTTACGCCCAATAAACGGCGTGCCAATATTTGAAGATGGCAACATAACCATTGATAGCAGCGATGATGCAGTCGGTGTTTGTGCAGACAAGTCGGCTTTAGCCGTACTGAAGAGCGTAGACACCAGAACTGAGCGACAAAGAGATGCGTCACTCAGGGCAACAGAAGTCGTTATAACCGCTGACTATGGGGTATTCGAGCTTGATGATAGCAAAGGCGTTGCATTAACATTAGATGCAGCCACGCCTGCAACAAGCTAATCGAGGTATTTGATGGCAATAACAACTAAGGAACGCACTGAGTTGCGACAGGAATTAGTCGGTCAGGGTTACTCGTGGAATTACATAGACGAGTGGCAGCCGAAGGTAACACTACATCGCCACAGGGCTACATATAATCCTAGTGGCGAGGTGGTTCATGCGGTTGGCTCTAAGATAGAGAACCTCCCAGGCAACCCTGACTATGTAAACAGAAAAGCTCGTATTGGGCTTTTCCCGTGGCCTCCGGGTAGTACATGTACATGTCATTGGTGTGTGCGGGTTGTAGCAGAACAACAGAAGGCTCCTGCTGCCCCCCGTACCGCTAAGACAGGCCCGTACTATAACCCAACCAGCTAGGTGTAAAGAATGCCGTGCCTAGTGACAAAATACTAACGGCATTCGCAGGACATTGAGCCTGTTATATAAGGAGGATTGCTATGGCATTCCCAACAACGATTTATTTGAGTTATGGACAAGAGAAGGTTGAGACTTCCGAGCAAAAGCAGAAGCTCGGCACAAGGGCAGTGACCCCTGATGGTAGAGTATTTTACTATGCTAAGAACAGCTCGACGGCGATTACGCCCGCAGGCAAGATTGTGGATGGCGTTGCCGCGGTAGCTGCACACGATATGGACGTTGCCGCCACTGCAGCACACTCGGCAGGGGACACGACAATCAGCATTGAAGTGCCCACCACGGACCTAACAAAAGACCAGTATGCAGATGGGTATCTGATATGCAACGATGGGCCGGGACAGGGAGAGGTATACAGAATCAAGTCTCATCCAACGCATGACGCATCTGCCGATAACACGGTTATTATCACCCTTGATGAGCCAGATGGTATAAGAACAGCTTTAACAACATCATCGCTCTTTGGGCTTATATACAACCCATACACCAACATCAAGATCATTGATGGTGACGGTACAATGACCACAGGACCTCTTGGTGTAACAACCATACCTGTAACAGCCAGTTACTACTGCTGGATACAAACAGCAGGCATTGCTTCTGTTCTGTCAGGAGCTGCAGTAGCTGTTGTTGGTGACGCTATAGGCGTGAGTCAAGCGTCTGGCGAGTCTGGTGCATTCGACTTATGGGATGCTTCCTCAGAAGAGGACACTGCGCCTATTGGTACAGCGATGAGCATCCCGTCCGTAGATACGGACAACCAAGTCGTGATGTTGAATATTCGCAACTAGGAATTATAATACTAAGGAATTAGGACATTGATAAATGAGTTATGGACACCACAGGGGTCAGCTCCATCAGGGGCAGCCCCTGTGGGATATAACGCTGAGACAGGAACAAAGATATTCAAGTATTCTGTCTTGTTAAAAGCTAAGGATAAGTTTGGCGTAGAACATCAACAACGAGTAGATGTACTTGCTGATGAGTCTGATAGCCGGGCACATGTCGAAGACATGATGGCACAGGCAGCAGAAACCTTCCTTGAGGAGGTTAAGACTAAGTATCAGAAGCGTGCTCCTACACAAGAGGAGCGCAAGGAAATAGGAAAGGCTCTGAACGAGTTTCGTAGCTACGCTTTAAGGCGTAGACAAAGTACGAACAATCAAATCTACTATCAGATAAGGAAATAGGAATATGACACAGGATAATACGAGCGTTGATGTATCGGTCAACGCAGAGGACATACGCAAGGTTATAAACCAGGATGCCAAGTTTGCACTACAGGTGCAGAATGCAGCTCTTAACAGAGCGGTTGTTGAACTTACGGCGCGACTGGATGCTGCTCATGCAGAACTAAGATCTGTTAGGACAGAACTAGAGAAGGCACAAGAGAAAGATAACAAAGGCAAGAAAGGGGGCTGAGATGCCAAAAGTAGGCAAGAGACATTTCCCGTACACCGCTAAGGGCCGAGCCGCGGCTCAGAGGCATTCTAGGGCCACAGGAAAGCCAGTGACTAAGAAGAAGAAGGGTGGTTACTAAGGTGGCAGGCCGACCAGTACGCAATGGCCAGCGCAGCCCAAAGACTCCACCCAGGATCCCTAATGCTGATAAGCTAAAGGACCCAAAGTATGCATTAGCGTTGTATATTGCCAGACAGCGACGCGAGCAACGGGGTCCCGTAGCACCAACGAGGTAGCTTATGCCTGTTTTACAAGGGAGAACTCGCAAGCAACTAAGGCAGTCCATTGGTCATAGCCTTGGAGCGATGCAAACTGGTACTACTTATGATGCCGGGTCAACAACCACGCTAATATCATTAACATTTACTGGTGGTGATGACAATCACAACGGTAAGTGGGTTGTTGTTTTTGATACCAGTAATTCTGATAGTGCTGAAACCAGGCTTGTTAGTGACTATACAGCATCTGCTTATAGGCTAACACTAGGACAGGCTCTGTCATTTTCGACTGTTGCCGGTGATACATATGAACTATGGGATTCTCCATATAATCCTTCTATTATTGATTCTTTTATTAATCAATCTATCATTAGCGTTACTGGCAATGCATATGATCCCATTGAGAATGTTGAGCTACATGGAGATGGACATCAAGCTAGGTTTGATATCCCCTCTAATATTTCAATGATCCGTAAGATTGAGTACCGGGATAAGGTTAGTGCTACTCGTATTCATGCCTGTAATGCAACCTTTGATGAGAAAACTGATGGTGATTTTACTCAGTCACTAGACACTAAAGATAAGAAGCAAGGATCCCAGGCTCTCAAGATGGTTATTGCAGCCGGGGCATCAGCAGGTGACTTTGTTACTGATAGTATTACCAGTAAAGATATCAGTAAGTATGACTACATAGAGATGTGGGTTAAGAGCACAGTGGCTACCAGTGCAGGTAATCTCAAGTTATTGCTTGACGATACAGCATCATGTGGCAGCCCCTTGGAGACACTTAGCATACCAGCTCTATCAGCTAACACATGGACATTCGTTAGGATGGCGTTATCTAATCCCAACACAGACACAGCTATTATATCTGTAGGTCTGGAGTA